GGCTGCGGGACTGGGACGATGACTACGAGCGCCGCGTGATTTATCTGTGGAACGAAGCCTACCGGCTCCAGAAGGTCACGGACGAACTGTGCAAACGTCTCGGATGTAAGCCTGTAGCGCCCGCACCTGAGAGTCCGCGTCCCGGCCTACGGTGACGGTGGGCCGACTGTCCCAGTCTTCGGCAGGCTGTCCCTGATCCGCTTCTCGTAGTCTGGTGCCTGCATCAGCGACGGATCCGGCGCGGGCGGCTGGTAGCACTTCACCGGGATGGGATGGCTGGGCAGCAGGGCACATCCGGTAGTGAGGAGCAACGACAGGAGCGGCAATCTCTTCAGCATGGGTTTTCGCCTCTTCCTTGACGACCTCGGAAGCCTTGCCTTCCGCAGCCGCAATCTTCACTTCCTGCTTGGTCCCTGCCTGCACGTCTGAACTCACGCAATTCTGCGCGCCCTGGTGACGTTCGTAGGCAATGCCGAGTCCCACGGCAAGGATCACCAGCACCGCCCACACCAGCCGCTCCTGGATCATTGTGGCTCCGCCATCTTGCGCCTGACGCGCAGGTAGATCACGCCCAGGAAGCCAGCCGCCAGCAGCAGATGGTGTACCTGTTCCTGATGGCTCTTCGGGATGTAGTAGGCAACGTACGCCCACGCATCCGGCAGGACATCAGGGAGACCGGCGAGCGCGGCCATGAACATGGCGAACCATGTCGTCCATTTGCTGCGCGCCTCGACGCAGAACCGGCAGACCCACGTCACATCACTCTCCCTTGTCGATCAGATCAGGCCAGCCGGGAACCTGGAAGTGCGCGGCCTCGCGGAACATCGAGTCCGGTGCGCCGAGCCACTGGAGTCCGCGAGCCTGACCGAGCGCGCCGATCTCCAGCCACAGCGGGTCCGTTCCAGACCAATCCGGCTTGCCGTTGACGATGGGCACGATGTCCATGCCAAGACCGTACTGATGCGCCGACTGACCGGGCTTCGCGTTGGTGACGATGGCTCCGGGAACCGTGCGGCCCTGCGCGTAGAGCGCGGCTTGTTCTGCCTCGCTTCGCAGGGTACAGGTCACCAGAATGTCGTAGCCAGCCGCCGCACAGTCATCCAGGAACGGGTCTGCGAGGCGTCGCATCTCAGGGCGAAGGTCGGTCAGCAGGCGGCTCAAGGGTGCTTGCCGCCCATGAAGTCGATCAGCCAATGGACAGCCGATCCGACGCCGACGCCCAGACCACCGATGACCCAGATCGCTCCGCGACCCTTGGCAATCGTTTCGTTGAGGGACGAAACTGAATCCTCCAGGGACTTCACGGTATCGATGAGGTGATCGACGCTGACCGACAGCCTGCCGTTGGCAACTCGGAGATCGGCCACATGAGTCTCCAAATCGTGGACTCTTTCTTCCATCACACCTTACTCGCCACCTTTGCGCGAGCAGATGCGATTTTGGCCGCAACGAACGCGAAAGCCTTCGGAACCGTTACGACAACCACTGCACCGATGACGGCACCGACGAGCAGGGCGGGAAGGTTTTCGAGGAAGAACTTCAGCATGGTCTCTCCTTACAGTTTGAATGGCTGCGGAACTGAGGCGCGGTAGTAAACCGCGAGTCCGCTCGCTCCCGGATCCGAATCGCACTGGATCGCAAAGCTGTTGGCGGCAAAGGCCCCGGCACTCACCATCCTCGGAGTGTTCGTCGGAGTCTTGGTTCCCGGAGTCAGGTAGACCATCGTCGCGTCCATCGTGTAGGACGATGAAATCAGGTTCGGCGTGATGGTCTGCGACGTTGCGCCGCTCGCAATCGTCGTCGCCCCGGTCTTGACGACATCGTATCCGCCCTGGATCAGAGGACAGGTGCATGGGTATTCGACCACGTTGCCGATGATCGTGTACGGGTAGACACCACCACCGGTCGGCAGTGTGTTCAGGCAGTAGCGGGTATTGTCGCTGTTCAGGAATCTGTTGTTGACGATCTGATGCGAGACGGCGGTAAGGTGGATCGCGCCCCAGCCGGTAGCGGAGCGGTCCCAGTTCTCGATCCGGTTGCCCTCGATGATGTTGTCGCGGTCGGACGAATAGATGCCTGCGCCATTGCATCCGATGATCTGGTTGTTCGCGCAAATGTTGCGCCCGCTGTAGACGCCGACTCCGCTGTTGAACGCGATACCATGTCCGCCGCAATTCTCCAGCCGGTTCCCGGTGATGACGAACTCGCGTTGCAGCGGCCAATACGCGGATGCTCCGTCGATTGCCAGACCGGTGGTATTGGTGAACGTGCCCTGCATCCATGCGGTCGTGATCGTTCCGGCAGACAATGCGCCAGCCCAGTTGCAGGTCGTGTTCGTAGTGACCGTGACGGAGCGCGTCTCGCCATCCGAGAAGGTGGTGTTATAGGTTCCGTTCGGAACGCCCACCGACAGCGTGCCGGTGGTGAGTCCGGCGACGTTGCCGGTGAAGGTGACCGTCGACATGGGGTCGCAGTTGCGAAGATTGTTGCCGGTCCAAGTTGCGCGGAAGCATTCCGTGCCGCGCAACGGAGACTGGTATCCCTGAGAGTCGTTGCCGGTGAACGTCGCGCCCATGCACCGCTGCATCTTGATGCCGCGCTGCGAGGGCGGGGTCGGAAAGACTGCGGCTCCCTGGAAGATTTCCCACGCTTTGGTGCCGTTGAGGATGTTGCCGTTCGCGACAGCGGCCTCGCAGTAGGTCATGTCGCAGCCGAAAAACGCCCCCATGATCGAGTTGTTCTCAAGGGTCGCGGAGCGAAAGCCCTGGATGTCGATGTTCGCTCCAGGAGAGCCGCCCACGGTATTGCCGATGTTCTCCTCGAAAACGCAACTGCGGACCTTGCAGTCGATGCCGTAGAAAATTCCCAGGAGGTCTGGCTGGTTCGCTCCGTTCACGTTGAAGTTGAAGAACCGCATGTTCTCCATCAGGACGCTGCGATAGATGCAGGCGCGAATGCACATTCCGAGCGAGCCTGGGGTCGTGTACAGGGAGCCATCCCAGTCCACGTTCCTGAACCAGCAACGCTGCCAGAGCGTAGTGCTGTTGTTGTAGAGGTTGCAGGAGATCGTTCCCCAGTAGATCCAGGCGACCCCGCCATCCGAGATGCCGACGTTCGGCGTGGTGCCTGTCGGGCCTCCCGCGCCAGCCGAGGTGCCAGGTATGGCGCAGAAGTAGATGTTGCCGCCGTTGGTGACGAAGTCACCGTAAACGTAGGCAGTCGTGGCCTGCCAGTTGAAGTTGCCGGTCGAGTTCGTATTGCTGATGTAGTCGAACGGCAGCGGCCGGTCGAGCGTGAGGATCAGCCCGGTGATCTGCTTGATCTGCGCCCAGAAGAACGGCAGGCCAATCGACCCCTGAATGCAGATCGTCTGCCCGACAGCGAGACTCGCAGTACTGGCTACCGTGACGAACAGGGTTCCCTTGAGCGCAAGCGTGACGTTGGTCGTCGCATCGGGAGCGCCGATGTTCCGGTAAAGCTGCCCTGCCACCGAGGGACGCATGACGCAGCCCTGGCCGTCGAAGATGATGTCCTTCGGCAACGCGATATTGCCGCTGTACTTGTAGGTGCATTGCGGGCCTCCGCCATACACCAGGACATTGGAGTTGAATGCGTTCTGGATCGCGGTCGTGGAGTCCGTGGCACCACTCGGATCGGCACCGTACCTTCTCAGGTCTCCATACGGGTAGCCGTAGTTCGTCGGCGTGACGCCAGCGGTGATCTCCGTGGCGCTCCGCATGAACGTCTGGTCGATTGCGTAGATGACCGATGTCGGAGCAAGCGAAGAGTCGGTGACGAGTCCCGTGAGGGATCCGACAGGAGCAATCAGGTTATCGACGCTCCAGATCGGGTTCGTCGGAGGGTCGCTGTCGGTCGATGGCGCGAGGACGATCTTGTACGCAGTCCCTGGCGGCATCCAGATGCCGATGCTCGCGCCTGCTGAATTCGCGGTCTCGCCGCGAGCGTTCAGGATGCAGGGATTCGGGACGGGAGTCGTGCCGGTGCTGTCGGTATAGACGCTCTGCTTGATCGTCGTGCCGGCCTGATAGAAGAACAGCTTGCCACCGACGAGCGCGGCTCCGGTGTTGCTGTCCTTGAAGGCCCAAACCGGCAGATAACCTGAGACGACTGTGGTCATTTTAGATCAACGGGTAGGTGAAGGACGCGCCGAAGCCAAAGCCCTTGACTCCGGTATTGGTGAACCCGGAACCGTTCGGCGGTGCCGTGCCGATTCCAAAGGTGATGTTCCCGGAGAGTCCGAATGATACCGACCCGAGTGCGGTATTGTTGTTGTCGATCACCCATACCGGAACGCGGGCACCGCCGCCGGTCGATGGCTGGAGGTTCGCCGGAAGATTGGTGATCGTCATCGATGTCGAATTGCTGGTCCCGGTGCCGTTGATGCTGAAGGCCATCGTCACCAGATTGCCGATCTTCGTCCACAGGATGCTTCCTGTCGGAGCCACCGAGAATCCGGTCCATGACGGATTGAAGCTGCCGCTGCTGAACGAGGACTGACCGGCAGTCAGCAGGATCCACTTCAACGATTGCTGAACCACCGTTGCGATGGTGCCGTTGGTGAGCGCACCGGCTTGAAGCGGAGAGCCATCGGGATAGACGACAGACAGCGCGCCGATGCCGTTGACGTTGAGTGTCGATGCCCCGGTGTTCGTTACGTTCGGCACCCAGTAGATCACGATGCCGTCGTTGTAGGAGCCGTACTGCGCGGAATAGGTCAGCGCATAGGTGTTCGCCGGGCCGGTCGAGACTCCGCCATACAGCGACGGGTAGACGTTGCCGGAAGAGACCAGCAACCACTGCCCACCCTTGTACATGATCACCGCAACCTGGTTCGCGAGGATGTTGTTCGACGCGAGCGCGGTGCCGTCCTGACGGACGATGTTGGTGATGCCGTAGTTGTTGACGTTGATCGTGCTGGGTCCGGTATTGTTGTGCGCCGGGATCCAGTAGATGACGATGCCGTCAGTCAGGGCATTGAAGTTCGATACGAAGTTGATGACATACGCATTGGCGATGCCGGTGTCGACTCCGCCATAGAGTGTGATCAACTGCGAACTGACGATGCTGTCGACCGTCCAGATCGGATTCGTCGGCGGGTCCGTGTCGGTCGCACTCGCAAGGACGTACTTGTACGAGACGTTCGGCGGGATCCAGAGATTGCACTCACCACGCGAGTTCAGGACCACCGGGTTGGTATTGACCGTGCCGACGCTGTCCTTGTAGCTCGAAAGCTTGGTGGTCGTTCCCGCCTGATAGGTGAACAACTGCATGCCGACGCCAGGGTTGCCATTCTGGTCCCAGGCGCGGAAGATTGGTGCAGGCGAGAGGACTTCAGTCGTCATGTGGCTGTTTCTGTCGGTTGTGCTGCTGCTGGCGGTTTACCATAAGGGATTCAGGACGGTCCTGTACTTCCTCGCTGGAGCGTTCGTCCTGTTCATGGCTGTCGCACTGGCATTCTTGCGTTGACGCCCGCGCCGGGCGCGACAGCGTCTTCCGCAAAGGCGCGCTTCGCAGCGGCAATCGATTCTGCGGACTTCGCAGCAGACCGCTCCGCCCAGACCTTCTCACCGATCTTCTTGGCGAGAACCACCGGGCCACCCATGTGCATTGCCGCCACGTCGCCTCCCATGCTCGCGAGATCTCTAGCCATGCTGCTGCCTGCGGGGAACTGCGCCCCGAAACGGTTGAGCGTTCCTGCGGTCCCTGCCCGATTGATTTCCGTGCCTGGAGGAGACCACGTCACGTCGCTGGAGAAGTCGCGAAGATTCGCCGTGTGTTCGGCACTCTCTGGACTCATCAGGACATCGGCCTTCGGCTCAAGCGCATTGCGGGCGTTGCGATACGAGGCGTGCCCGAATCCTGACGCACGCGGCGTGCCGAATTGATCGATGCCAGCGGCATCCCGCAGATTGTTCAGCGCAGCGGCCTCGATGGTTTTTGAGAACTCAGGATCCTTGACCACACCCTTGATGCGAGAGACGTAGGCTCGCGAGGCATTCTTGCCGTCACCCAGGAAGTACTGATCCATGAACCTGTCGGCAAGCGGAGAAGGAGCGCCGATCTCATGGAGTCCATGCTCGTCTTTCGGGACGTTGTCCTCGACCGCCGCCTTGTAGGCCGGGTTCTGCCTAATGCGGTCGAACCGCTCCTTGGCTGACGCCTTCGCATCGTTGAGCATTCCGCGAAGTCCTTGCGCGCCCTCACTCAGCGGCATGTTCTCAAACTGCTCGCGGATGATTCCGGCGGCAGTTCCCTCCGAGCTTCCCTTGCGCTGCACTTCCGAGAGAGCCTTGGTCGCGGACTCCCAGTCCTCGAAAGTCATCGGATCGCCAGAGCGCAACTTCTCCATGATTGGCCCGAGGACCGGATGGTCGTCGACCAGCTTGGAGAGATAGCCTTTCTTCAAGGCCGCATCGGCGGTCGTCGCGGCGGCTCCCTTGTCGATAGGCATTGCCCCGCCGTTCTGGTCGGCGAGCGCCTTGTACTTCGCCCGCGTGGCCGTGACCAGGGCATTGTCTTCGGCCTTGATCGAGTCGATTGCCGCCTGCCCATGATCGAGGTTGTTGCGCTGCACAATGTCGGGAGTGGCGCGGCGGCGGATCTCCCCGAGACTCAGGGCGGCTTTCTCGCTCTGCTCATCGAAGCGGTCGGTCAGCAGGCCCCCGGTGTCTGGATCCTGGCGGAGGTTGCGCTCGTCGCTGATCTGCTGGGAGTCCCGCGCCGCCTGCCCCTTCGTGAGCCTCGGAGGGGTCTCCCCTTCGGGCATCGGCAGGGATTCGGCCCTTGCCTGACGGTCGAGGGCTTCCTGATGGAGCGTCCCGGACTGGTGCGCTTCTTGGGCTGCGGCGCGGAGTTCAGGAGTGACCCGAGACAGGTCGGTAGCGGCAGCGGCTGACCCGGCTGACCGATTTCCCGTCACCCCCGCCATCCCAGCCTCGGCTGCGTCCTCGCCCGCCACAGGCGCTCTGGCGAGCAGGAATGGAGCCTGCTGGATGGCGAAGTTCGTCGCCATGCCGAGTTCCGGGATTCCGGTCTTCTCGGTGACCCATGTTCCTGGGTAGTCGATGACCTTCCCGGTCGCCTTGCCGAGTTCCGTGACCTGTTTCCCCTCCGGGGAGCGCGGCTCGTAGGTCAGGAGATTCCTGACTTCCGGGTAATCGCCCCCTTGGGGAGTATGACTGAGGATCCCGGCCACCTTCGATGATCCCCAGTGCAGGAGCGCCTCTGCGCCGCCCGCCAGCCCGCGAGCCTCGTCCCCCTCGGTGGCATACGGATCTGGTTCAGGGGGGGCTGGAGGAGTCGGTTCCGGTGCCTCTGCGGCAAGAACGGCAGGGCTGTAGGGGCGCGCAGGCGCGGCAGGGGCATCGGAGGCGGCTGACGGGTCGTCAGCGGCAAGGACTGCTGGACTGTATGCGCGCTCGCCCATTACTTCAGGACTTCCGGCATGTGCTGCTTGATCCCCTGAACCTCATCGACAAAGTTCTGGCGCGACTCCCGATCTCCGAAATTACGCTTCAGGAACGCACCGCGCTCCTTGTCGGTCTTCAGAGCGTTGTACTCATGGTGAAGCGGATTGGTCGCGTTCTGAATGACGAGGTCGGATCCGGCAAATCCCGGCAGGTTCGGATCCTTCTGGCCGGAAAGGTTACGGCCGCGAGCAAGATCCTGCCGCAGTGCGCCGCGAATGTAGTCCATTGCGGCATGAGTGGTGTTCGCAGGAGTGGTGTCGGTCGGATAGCCTTTTGAGATCGCCGCTGCGCGGGCGTCGGATCCTGATCTCGAAACAACGGTTCCCTCGACCAGCCCGAGATCCTTGACGAGTTGGGCGCGGGCTTCGTTGACACCTGACGCGCCAACATAGTTGAAGAACTGGCTGGTGCCCTTTGCGATATTGCCGTTGTCGATCTCGTCGCGCAGCCGGTCGATCTCGGTGGTGAGCGGCAGGAGCCTGGAGGCATTCTGCTGTGCGGACGTGACTTCCTTGGCAGCATCGAAATCGCGGTTGCCGCTGCTGACTGCCCGGCCACTCAGACCGGCCACCGTCGATCCCGGAGGCGCAACGACACCACCCTGATAATTGACTCCGCTGACACCGGATACGTCCCCGGTGAGCCTCGACCGGGCGATTGGTTGCTGGTTCGAATTCACTTCCAGTTCTGGAGACAGCAAGCCTCCGGTGCCAGAGAGTTCCGCAGGACTCAGGTTGCCGCGCACCATCCCAGTCACGAACGTCTGCGCGCCCTCCAGGCCATGCTTCGATGCAGATGCGGTGACACCATCCGTGACGTTCTGGGCAATGCGCCGGGCCGCAGCTTCACTGGGAGTTCCCTCGAATTCCTTTGCCGTGGACTGCGCTGCCGCAATGATGTCGGCAGGATTCTTGGCATTGATCGCAGCCCCCTGAAGCCTTGTTCCAAAGGCTGAACGCTCCGCGCTGCCGAGTGAAAGCATGTCGTTCGCAAGCTGCGTGTGCCCGCGCATTGCCATAATCAGGTCTCCATATTTCTGGAGTCCGGTCTTCGGGGCAGCAGCGAGAATGATATTCCTGGCGTTCGGAGTCTCGTTCCCCTGCGCGTCAACGATTCCAGCCTTGACCGGATCGCGCATGATGGGGATGAGATTCTGCATCTCCGTGGCATCCTGCTGTTGCTGCTGCGCCGCCGCTGCCTGCTGCTGCTGGATGTACTGCCCGGTCTGAAGGTTCTGCTGGGCCTGCTTGAGTCCCAGGATCTTCGAATACATGTCGAGACCGGCATTGGGGTTGACGTTTACCCCTGCCGCTACTGCCAGATCGCCCATCAGGAGATCCTCGCGTAATCGACCATCTGGTACCCATCATCACCGACGATGACGGCATCCGGGAATAGATTCTTCGCCTCGTCGGCCATGACTCCGACGTGCCACATCGAAAGATCCCTGATGTAGCGGAAGACGTAGAGCGGAAGGCCGGAAGCGAGCGCGCCGAAGCGTGCGATGTCGGTCTTCAGCCTGCGGTCGGACTGAGACCAGTCCGAAGTCATGCTTGGTGAAGGCAGTCCAATCGGAGTCGAGATCATGCTCCCTGCATTGGAACTCGACAACGAAGCTGGATTGTTTGCGGCAGTGCTTCCCAATAGCCACGGCAACGAACTCGCGGCCCCGCCAAGTGAGTTCGTAACACCAACAATGCCGCCTGCCTGCGCGGTGCCTGCGTTCGCAATCTGCGTGCCGATGCTGCCACCATAAGACGATCCGCCGGTCGCGGAATTCGACGCTGCGGCCTGACCCGTCCCTGCGACTCCAGCGAGACGCGAGTAGATGTTGTTCTGCTGCGTGTTCCACTGGTTGAAGGCATTGTTGAACGAGGTGTTCGCGAGACCCTGGTTGAAGGAGATCAGATCCTTCTGGGCGGCACCCGAGAGAGACCCGGCCCCTGCGGAATCTCCGTTCATCGTCCCTTGGATGCCCTGCTGCAACTGGAACTGGTAGGCAGGGGAGAACTGCTTGAACGTGTCGATGGTGAACGGCGAGAGCAGCGAACCGAAACCCGAGTTCGGTCCTGAAGATGGCGAGGTCGTAGTGCCGCCGGGGATCACACCATTAATCGGCCCACCACCCAGGGTTCCGTATCCATTCCCTCCCCAGTTGTACGATGGCGCGGTGGTCGTGACCCCACCGGCACCCCCCTGTGAGCCGGGCAACCCAAGAAGGTAATCGAGGTAATTCTGCGCCGACGTTCCGCTGGATACGAATGGAGCTTCGCGTGCAACCGTGGAGTTGTACATGCCAAGCTGCATGTTCGCGGCATTGGTTGCCGCGCTCGCCTGCGTGTCCGCAGCCTGATTGGAGCCAACGGCACCGACCACGGCACCAACGACTACTGCGCCCGCTACCCAGAAAGTCATTCTTGATGCTCCAAGGCTCGCAGCGTATTCCCTGCGAGATACATTGAGTTGGGATCGTCCTCGACAAGTTCCTTCTCGATCTCCTCGATGTCGGTCTTGTCGGTACGATGAATGGTGATGCAAACGGTGTCTTGCAGCGCATAGACCGCACGCTTCGTCCCAGGCTCGCTCACAACGATGGCCGGTGCCTTCATGCGTTTAGGACCATCGGGACCACCGGCAATCTCGATCTCGCCCTGGATGACGAGGTAGAAATGCTGCTTTTTGTGGACTTTCCCGATCACCAGTGTCCCGGCCTTTCGAAACACCCAGCGCAGATACATGCCGTCAGCGAAGTAGTGCGTCGTCTCTGGCTGGTATTGCTCCATCTTTGAGACGACAGCCTGTAGCCGCAGGATCGCAGCCACAGGGTCTTCCTGCTGAAAGATGAGTTCGTTCACTCGACCAGCAGCGTGATGACAGCGTCGCCAGCGGTGGTGGAGGTATTGTCGGCGTCGGTCGCGACCTTGGTCACCGCAACCCACAACTGACCGTTGCCGGTGACACCATCCGGCCACGACTGCTCGTTGTGACCGACGCCAGTGCTTGGCACGCCGACCTCGATGGTCATGTTCGGGACTGTGGTTCCGACGACAGGCGTCGGGGCTGCGGCGGTCGGGACGAACCAGTAAAGCTTGATGAAGACCGGATACGCCGCAATCACGACTGCGGAATATCCCTTGAGGTTCCCGCCCTGCCCGGCGCGAACAGGCTGAAGATTGTTGCTTGAGGCGAGCGTGAACTTATACGGTACGGAAGCCATAATGCCTCACTGTGGAACGAAGGTCAGTGACGGTGCCACTGAGTAGTTGATGATCAGAGAATCACCGGCACTCAGGGCGAACATGCCCTGCGTCTGCCCGGTCGTGTAGTTGTTGGTGCCATTGCGACTGAACTGTATCAGGGACACGGTCCCACCCTGGACGATCAGCGAACCCTTGATGGGAGCGACGAACGTGAACGGAGACACTGTCGGAGTGACCGCATACTCGCTTGCGGTCGGCCTGCCGGTATGAAGGTCCGACAGGAACCGATACCACACCTTCGAAGTCGTTCCCTTCTCGTTGAGCGGCTGGCTGACAGAAGGAAGGTTGGTGAGTTGGACGGTCATGCCACTTCCGGCTCCTGCTCGTTACCCTGGCCCCAGAGTGTCGCGCCGATGATGTCACGCTGCGTCGGATCGGTGTAGGTGACCTCGTAGACCCGGTCACGCGCACGCCCGAGCCTGCGCCAGATGGCGCGGTTCTTGGTCATGCCGGTCGCGCCGATGGTCGTCCAGTGTTCGTTCGACCACGTCTGCCCGCCGTCATTCGACCAGCGCAGCATCACCTGTGGGTTCGATCCCTGCCCGGTCGCGAGTCCGACGCCCGGCGTGAACTCGACCTGAAGGGCCGACATGAACACGCGCTCGCGGTTCTCCTTCGACCAGACATGCGGAGTCCGCCGCTGGCAGCGCAGCACATTGCCCGCATCCGTGTAGTAGCTGCGGGACATCTGGTGGATCTGCCCGGTCTGGCAATCGCCCACCACCCGCATGTCCGCGAACTGCGCGTAGCAGTTGGAGCGGTGACGGTGATAGACACCGAGATTCGAATCCCAGCTTCCACGCTGATGCCACCCGAGCTTGCCCTCGCTCTGCCGGTACAGCGTCACGTCCAGGCACCACGTCACGTCCGCCGTGGGGAACGTGAGCATGTAGAAGACATGGTTGTCCTCTTCGTAGCAGTAGCCGATGGCATCGTTGCGAACCGCATACGAGGTGATTGCATGGTTGATCGCGGAGGTCGAGACCGTCTCCCAGGAATACTCGTTCGTCATGGCGACGAAGTTCTGGCCCTGCTCGTTCTGCGCGAGCCAGATGAGTGCGGTGCCTGCTCTCGAGATCGAGTGGACCGCGCCGCAGCCTACTTGCGGGCCGATACCAGGGAGACGCGAGAAGGCGAAGTTCGCGCCTCCCTGGTTGAACCACACTTCTGTGGTTCGCTCGCCGAATAGCCAGAGTTCCCGTGCATTCTCGTAAAGAGTGATGAGGTTGTCGGAACTGCTATCTTTGAGCGAATAGAACGATCCGGGAAACGCCAGCGTGTAGGCAATCGGCCCGGTCGTGAAGAACGTGCGTGTCTTGGTGTAGTTGAACACCAGCCAGCCTTCGATGAACGCAATCCGGTCGGCAGGCAGGAATCCCGGATCCACGATCTGACCGAATACCGGAGTGGTCACCGTGAACGTGTCGGAAGGAGTGACACCAACCGACGTGTACGACATCGTGATCGTATTGGCGTTGAAGTTCGTCTGCGTCAGCGTCGTACCGGCTGGCAGCACACCGAGCGAGTCCGTGATCACGCTTCCGGCAACGAGGTATGGGTTCACCGTCCCAACCGGAGTGATCACGTTCGATCCGACAGCAAGCGAGCCGACGAACTGCGTGGACGTTGGAAGCCCGGTCAGTGCGTAGTAGTAGCCGTACTTGCCGTCAACGATGACCGCATAGCCGCCAGCGAACCCCAAGGTCGTCTGCTGCGTGACTCCGTTGTCGCGAATGCAGACTGGCCCCGAATTGGTCAGCAGCGTTCCGACAGCGACGGTCGAGAACTGCGCCGCCTGGAACTGTGTCGCCGGGACCGTGACGGTCGAGACGTAGAGCGTGTTCCCGGTGACGAACAGGCACTGCTGGCCTCCGGGAAGTACCCACGCGCCGCGCACCTGTCCGGTCTGTGTCGAGATGACCGGGTTGAGTCCTGGGCACCCGAGCAGCGCCACAGGCATCTTCGCATGCTCACTGGGATCGAACTCGACGTACCAGTTGATGAGCCGCTGCGCGTCCTGCAACAGCATCGGGGCCTCGTATGCGCCTCCGACGAAGCCAAAATCTGCGCCTTCGAAGCTCAATTCGCGAACCCGCCGTGCATGATCCAACCCGCGTCAGTGCGCTTGCCGCGCACGATGTCAGCGTCGAAGAACGCAGTGACGGTCGGGATCGAGTTGAGTGCGCGCACGGAATCCTTCGACTCCTTCGCCTGCCTGACGAGCAGCGCGCCTGCGGTCTTGCCATACTCCGGGGCAAGCTCCAGAGCGAGGTTCTTCTTGAGGGCACGCGCATAGCCCTGCGGGAGAAGGATCGTCTGGTTGATGGTCTGGAAGTCCGCGAGGACCGTGTCGCTCCAGAGGTGCAGTACGCCAGCCTGCGAGGGATTGGGGTAGAAGTAGATCGTGCCCCACGGATAGGTCGGGTCGTAGTAGAGCATCGTCGGCCACGGCCCCGAGACACCCTTGAGACCGATCACCGTGTACTTGTCCTTGGTGATGATGTCGATGGGATAGTCGAGTCCGGTGTTCCCGGATGAGGTGATGCGCGTGAACGCATTGGTGATCCGCACCGGCCGCTGGATCGGAGCGAGACTCTGCGCGTCCTGGTAGAAGTTTCCGGGGATCAGGTAGGTGAACGTGTCGGAACCGATGCTGTTCGCAGTCGCGTTCTGAGTCATCGTCACCGTGTTCAGTCCCGAGTTGTAACTCAGGACGCTCGTCCCTGCCGGGAACGAGTAGCTGCTCGTCGGAAACAGTCCCTGCGCGTCGGTGATCGGAGCGCCGACCGCGAGTCCACTCGGAACAGTCACTCCGGTGATCGTCGGAGAACCGGAGGTAGCCACTCCCGTGAAGGTTCCACCCGGAGCGTTGCCAATCGTGTACTGGTACTGCCCCGCCGTGAAGTTCAGGAAGTTCTCGGTCTGCGCGAAGACCAGACACTTGTCGATAGACCACGACTCCAGCATGTCGTTGAGGACCTGGAGCGCGTCGTTGGCATCCTGGGCACTCGGAGTTTCACCGGCTTCCAGTGCATTGATGTTGCGAAGCGCGCCCACGATGATGTCGAGCGCGCTCTGGGTCGTTGCTGCCACCGACGCTCCTTGAATAGATGCCCCTCTTGCGAGGGGCGAAAGTTACTGAAGGACCGAAGGAATCGCCGCACCGGCAGGCAAAGCCTGCGCGTTCTCGCAGCGACAGATCGACCACATCACCGTGACAGAGCCGGTGCTGATACCGGTGCCGTCCGTACCCCACAGGATGGTGATGGTGTTATTCGCCGAGACGTAGGCATTGTCGAGCGTGAGGTGGGCGGGCGGATTGATCATCGAGAAGGTGACGAGGTCGTAAGGCTGAACACCCGGAAGCGTGAAGGTGTTCGTACCAGAAGCAGATGCGGCGAGCGTTGGGTAGGTGACTGCTGCTGAGAGCAGCACCATATCCATTACTTCGTTGCCCTGCTGAACGCGAGTTGCACCCGGCATTGGGTTCTCCTGAAGAAAGGGGGCCGCGAGCGCCCCCGAATGCTGATGTCAGCGAGGGGATCAGTTGGTGGTGACGGAAGTCGGCAGCGACGAGAACGTGCCCGGCGTGACCGACGTGGACTGGTTGAAGCGGGCCACGGTGATCAGGTAGATGCCGGAAGCCGGAGTCACGCCAGCCGCAGTCGGGTTGACGAACGTGACGTAGAACTTGTCGGCCACTGCCGTATCCACGCGGAAGCCAGCGATACCGACGCCAGCGACGAGCGAGGGGGCACTGATCCCCAGGATCACGTCGCCCGGCAGGATGCCGGTTGCCGCCGTGGCCTGAGACACACCGTTCGCGCCGAAGGACTGTTCCGCCGTCGTGATGGTGGCGACGATCAGCGGAGTCATCGACACCGCAATCGTCTGGATGGTCTGGTCGGTCGAGCGCGGCGGCTGAGTGTTCAGGCTCGTCGCAACTGCGGGACCCGGATTGACTGAAGGCATTGAAGGATCTCCCGAGAAAGAAGTGAAGGGATCCGCTGCGGATACCGATCATTGCTGATCGTGTACCCGCAACGGAAAACCCTATGATTTAGCCTGCGACGCGAACGCCCAGCTCCGGGTACAGCTTCGCCCAGCCGTACAGCACATCGAATCGGCACGGAAGAGCGTCGTTGTTGATCGTGTACTGTCGGACGACACGGAAGTTGATTCCGGCCTCCTCGTCCACGGCCCGAGCCGCCATGTCCACGCCACCCGGCAGATCGAGATCCGCGAAGGCGAGCGCGAGACAGTCGCGGTGCATGGCGATGCTCTGCGGCGAAACCGCATTGGCATACGCGCCGGTCGTCACGCCCCAGACCTGGATCGTCGCGGTCGCGCCGGGCTGCGCCGAGATGTTCTGGAACTGACCACCGTAGATGCCGCAGTTCGCGACGTAGAAGTCGAGCGCACCGCCAGCGGTGGACGAGTACACACCCGTCGTGCTGTTGTACGTTCCGTTCGCCAGCGTCGCGGTCGGCGGGACCACCACGAACTGCCGCTGACGGTTGGAACCGTACACACCACGGTTCTGCGGGTTCACCGAGTACACGCCGGTCACGGTGACGATGTCGCCAACCGTGAGTCGCGGGTTCGCGGACGCAGTCCAGGTATTGGACTGGATGAGACCGCTCTGCGCCCAACCTGACGCGAGCCACGCGCTCGACGTATTGTTGATCAGCGCAGCCGAGATCGCGGTGCCGGTACCGTTGCCGTTGCCGACAGCGTAGGACACCACATTCTGGTCGAGGTACCAGTCGAATCCGAGCGTGTTCTTGCCGATGAGACCCTTGGTGTACTGCTCACCGATCTGCACCTGGGGATTGAACAGCCCCTTCAGTGCGTCCTGCATGTAGGCCATGCTGAACGGATCGAGGATCAGGACGCGGGTACCGTCACGCGGAGCGGCCTCGCCGTCGAGGACTGCACTCGCGAGGTTCGCGACCAGTGCCGACGCGGGAGGCACACCGGGCGTGCCGACAGCATTCGGGATGTTCTGGTACGCATAGACCGCACCGTCGCGGTCGATCTTGTTCGCGACCGCCGCGACCGCCGGATTGATGATGCGCTCCTTGAAGAGATCGACCGAAGTCGCCAAGTCGGCAGTCGTGAACTGCACGTCGACGTGGAACTGGGTCGTCAACGTGACGGGAATGTACGTCTCGTTGGTGTCTTCGATGTTGAGTGCCGGGCCGGTCGTGCCGATGAAGCGCGGCGGCTTGCGGACGTTACAGGTGTAACCGATCTTCGCGCCCGAGAGGGCGAACTGATCAGCATATTGGCGCGTATGTATTTGATTGAGATCGCTATTCCCAATCCGCCTTTCGGCGCTCTGACTCTCGCCAGAGACTAGACTATATCTTTCAGATGTGAGCCCAGTACTTCCGGGATCTGACCATGTGGACCGTTGCTTGAGAAACACCGAATTGCTTCGCGATGTCTCTCTGTTTACCTGTCGAAGCGCGAATGCCTTTCACCGTCTCATCGGTGAGTTTGGCATTCCCATGCTTAGTACCCTTGGCTTGCCGATTCTTTGAAACCTTATCGGCAATATTTTCGGCTTGGGTTCCAATTCTGAGATGTTCGATATTGACGCATGCTGGGTTGTCGCAAGCATGCATCAGAATCAAACCGTCAGGAACTTCGCCTAATCCAGCCAAGAGCCAAGCAGCACGATGAGCAAAGACATTTTTACGCTTTGAACTCAGCGCAAAAATTCCATAGCCACATTCGTTCTTGCAGGCCGTCCATTCAATGCAGCCATTGTCTAGCTGCTTAGTCTTATCCCAAAATCTCTTCACACCCTACCCCGCGTTTCCGCATCGCTTGATGCGTACGAGCTTGCGCTCTAGTCGTTGAACCTTACTTGATTATAAATCAAGTCTTGGCTGCTGATTGCCCAATCCTCAGGATTTTTACGACTTTCGTCGTACCTTCGGCTCTAAGGGGTTTCCAGCAATTAACGGGGTTTAACGTCAACTCGACCTTAAGTTAATTGACGTGATCGGCGAACACCAGATCGTTTTCGAGAGCCATCAGGCCCTCGTTGGTGATCTGTGCGATGGTCAAAAGATTGTTCGACACGGAGGTCTCCTGGACCCTCAGTGCCTGCGACCGCTCCTGCGAATCTCCTCCATCCTCAGACGCTTGTACTCGTTGAAGTTGGAGGCTTGTGCGGAATCAGACACGACTGTGGCTTCTCCCGTTCGCAGCGACTGGACAGGCGCTGGAGCCTTGCTGGTTTCAATTGTGGGTTTGGCAGCGGGCGGAGGTGGCGGCGGTTCGCCTTCCTTCTTCGCCTGCTTCTCGTATCTCGCTTCGATGCGACCCAGTGCTGCAAGAGCAAGCTCAGGTCGAAGGGCCAGGATGCGCTTCTGCTCATCCGGGTACTTGGCGAGGTGATACGCAATCTGCGGACCAACCTCGGATACCTTGATCAGGTTCTGGACATAGATCGGAAGCTCGACCTTCACCCGGTCTGCCGCCTCGATCACCGCATTGAAGTCTGGAAGGTCTCCCCTCGCCACTTCAATTCGGGCCGCAAGGAGTTCGTTCTCGCGTTCCATCTGGACACGAACGCGCTCCTCCTCGCGAGCCTGTGCGATTTCCCTGTCGCGAACCTTCTTCTGGTATTCCCGGTCGGCCTTGATGAAATCACCGACCGTCTTGTACTGCGGATCGTTCGGATCCGGCTCCTTCAACTCTTCCTGCTTGACCGGCGGCGGCTGGTTTCGCGCCGATTCCAATTCCTTCTCCAGTTCCTGGACGCGACCCTCTGCACGCAGGCGAGCGTTGTACTCCTCGCGTGCGAACTCCTCCGTTTCCTCGCGGGCACGGGTGAGTTCATCAAGTCGCTTCTGGACACCTGGGTCCGTACCCGCTTTCGCTTTCGCGATGTCCTCTTTCGAGGGAGCCTTGGCGGTAGGCTTGAGGTTGCCGGGATCCGGCGGTGCGTCCTTCGTCTCTGCTACCCCATCCTTGATGACGGGATTACCCGGAGTGGCCTCGGTCCTGTCGCCCTTCTTCGCGTTCTCGATGCGGTCAGCCGCAGCGACAAGCTGGTCGGGATTCAGGATCTGAGAGCCTTTTGCCGTCCGTTCGGCAATGAACTCAGCGACATTCGACGCATCGACAGTTCTGACAGCCATGACTTGGGAACCCCCAATCGAAACCCCGGATACCGTCCGGTGCGGTGATCAATCCTCGCGCTCGCGATACTTGGATCGCACGCGCTCAATCATCTCTTCATGCTGTGCCTCACTGTGGTTCTGCTTGCACTTAGGGCAGGCATTCGGGTGTGCCAGCAAGGTGGGAATGTCATCTGTGTGGAACCCGTACTTCACGCCACAGGTAGCATGGATGGAGTTCTTCGGAACCCCATTGGAATCCCTCATGCCTATCGCATGATGGACATAGGAATCCTCCAGCATCCCCTTGGAATCGCGGCGCACCACGACAGGCGAAGTCTTCTCCTTCTCCTCATATCCAGAACGCGGTCTGGGAGTACTCGTCTCTGGAAGGTCAAGGATCGAACGGTATGCGCCCATTATTCCACCCTGTGACTCGCCACGTCGGCGTCCTCGAGTGCTTCCCTGGTCATTTCCTTCTCATGCGCCTGCGCGACGTGCGTCTGGAGGATGCTCCCGGCCTGATTGATCTCCGCCACGTCGTGAGCGGTGATCGCACGCACGGTCGTGTCGTGAACCTTGACGTGAGCGTTCACGTCGGTGTCGCGCTTCTTGGCGTCGGTCTGGATGATCGTGCGGTGCGTGGCCGCAGCTTCCTTGAGAGCCACCCGGTCGGTCTCGCCCTTCTGCTGCGTCTCGATGTTCTGGTGACGACCCTTGAGTTCCAGTTCCAGGGCCATGCTCTTCTGGCCTTCCTGCTGAAGCTGCTGCTGGAGACCCTTGATCATCATCTGGTACTTCGGCGGGCAGTCGCTGTCCTTGTCGATCTGCGCGGTGGGCATGTTCGCGGCCATGCGGTCGGCAATCGTGTCCGACTCCGGGAAGTCCATCGAACGCACCACGATGTCGCCCGCAGCCGCAGCCACAGTCTCGCCAAGAGGCGTGCCGAGAAGGGTCATCATGTTGATGGCACCCTCCTCGCGCTTCGTCTGGTACGAAGGCCCGCTGTCCACCACGCTGTCGTAGAGTCCGCCGGTCAGGTCGTTCTTGACCTTGCCCTCGGCGGTCTTCTCGTTGATCTTCACGGTCCTCGGAGTGCCATCGTCACCGATGATCCGCTGCATGCGCTCCGTGTCGTAGAAGTGCGGGATCAGGTCGCTGATGATGTTCCCCACCTGACGCAGCGAGCGCGACAGGTTGTCGGAAAAGTCGAAGTGCGAGATGTCCGACATGCCCTGCCGCTTCTTGATGGCGACACCGGAAATCACCTGTCCCTGCTCGTCCTGGCCGGGATCGTTCGGCATTCCGGCGACGGCGAGGAAGTCCGACTTGGTGCTGTCGCCCCACTCCGCAAAGCCTGTGTTCGGCTGCGGCGGCGGCTGGCGCTGCGGAGGCGGGGCCATCGTGCCGTCCGGGTTCTGTACCGGCTTGTACGGCAACGCGACGATGGGCTTGCGGTTGGCGTCGCGCCACGCATCCTCATGCCCCTCCATCTGCCCCTCGGCAATCATCCAGGGAGCCTTGGGCATCAGCGCATAGACTTCGGTCTTGGCAGTCGTCGCGTAGTTGTACATGCGCGCCGGGTCGCGGAGGTCGCGCACCATGCCCTTGCGCTCGATCCGCCCATTGACGTTCGTCTGGCGACCGTACACCGGGACCACGGGAATGAACTTCCCCGGCCACTCACGCTTGTCGAGAACCTTCGCGGCAGACAGCAGGAACCACTGCACCTTCTTGCGGTACGTCGGGCGCTCGCGAATGACGTACAGACCGTCCTTCGCCATCTGCTCCTTGGTCGGCATCTCGCTGCTGTACAGCGAGCCGTACACACCCTGATGGTCGCCAACCAGATACAGGCGCTCCGGGACCAGCTTGATGCGCCAGTACTCCGCAACGCGGATCTCTTCATTGTTCGACCAGTCCTTGATGTCCTCACCGGCACCGACGAACTGCCAGCCCTTCGGATCACGGTCACCGTACCGCTGCTTGTACTCGTCCCGGCGCATCCAGTGCGAGGCGACACACCACTGCGCGTCCGATCCATCCGGCATCGTTGAGGCGGGATCGAGGTAGTAGGTGAACTGGTTCGGGACAGCCTCGATGGTCAGATCCTGGTCGAAGCTGCGCTCGTCAATGTAGCGCGAGCCGACCCGGATGTAGCCCCAGCCAGACCGCACCGCCGACTCGACGGCAGTGTCGTAGGCATAGTCGGCATTCGATGAGGTCTCGATGTGCCGCATCAACCCGTCACGGACCTTGGCGGTCTCGATGTCGGTGTCCTTGACCGGGTGGAACTTGATGCGCGGGCGGTTCTCGCGCAGCGCATTGGTCACGCGGCGCACCATTGCGTCGGTGATGTTGACGGTCAGGCACGGTCTCGCGTCGCTGTCGCGGTCCCGCTTGATGTCCACAGGCCACTGGTCGCCATTGGCGAAGCGAAGGTCGTACAGGGCTTCCTTGCGGTTCTCTGACTCGGCGTCGGCGGAAAGCTTGAGGCGCGCAGCGCACTCGGTGATCACCTGTGGGTCGGTGTCTTTCTCTTTCTCGTCGGAGAGGACCGCAGACATCAGCCAGAACCGTCCTTCGCGCCCTTCGTCTTTCCCTGCATGGCCTCGGTGATCTTCTGCTTGCAGGCTTCGCAGGCAGTCGGGTGCGAGTAGAACGCTCCGGTGTGATTGGTGAGGCTCTTGCCACTCTCACCGCACAGCGTGGAATTCATGTCGTGAGCGAAGTGCAGGGTGTCGTTGGTGCGGGCCTGGGACTGCACGCCGATCCTGCGGTTCTCCATGCGCTTCGAATTGCTCTTTGGCATCAGCGTTCCTTTCTTGCGGCTGCGGCTTCGCCTGCGTAATCAGCGTCAGACTGTGCGCGAACAGCCTTCTGACACGACTTGCATCCGGCGGGATGCCTGTAGAGGATTCCAAGATTGTTCGTCATGGCATCACCTTTGGTGCCGCAGATCGGCGTACTCAGGTCATGCGAATAATGGATAGGCCCGTCGGTTCTTCCTGAAGTTAGCGTTCCCATTCAGCCCATCCATCCGTTGTTGCGTGGGGGAGGCGGCGGCACGTTGCGTGATGGCTTCGCGCCCTTCACCTTGAAGAAGCGACGCATCATCACCGCATAGCGCGTGGCACTCATCAGATCCTCGTTGACCTTGACGATCAACCCGTCCTTGCGGTGGTAGAGACCAAACTCCTCCCACCAGTCGAGGAGATGCGCGAACACCTTGAAGCGTCCGGTCTCCATGCGCTCCAGCATCTCGGCAATTCCAGCCTCGACACCATTGCTGCCATCCTCAAACTGGGCGCGAATCGGCAGCATGTTGAGACCGGCGGACTTGTACTGCTTCGCAAGCTGCTCGCCCGATCCCTTGTCGTGCGCGAGACCATCGTGCGGCCACGACCACGGCAACCAGTCGCCCCACGGCAGGACGCCAGCGGCGAACATGGTCGGGATCTGCTGCCGCGCCCGGTGGCAGGCAGTGACGTACAGCGTGTCCGAGTCGCGGTCCCAGGCCATCCTCACTGCGGCAGATGGATGGTCCCAGCCGAAGTCGATTCCACATCCCTGCGGCCAATGGGGCGGAATCTGAAAGGACTCGCACTTAAGGGAGCCTTCGGCCACTGGGAATACCCGCCCAGACCCAAGCTGCGGGATGCCCTTGGTGCGAGCTTCCCTCTCAAATTCAGGATACGAGGAGACGATTGCACTGCGTTCTTCCTCCGTGTAGTGAGCGGCGTCCCAGATGGTCATCTGCGTGACGTGCGTGCCCGGCACATGCTCGATGATGAACCGCCGCACGATGTCCGAGACACCAAGGAGCGGCGTGAACGTCATCATCACCAGCCCGCCGGTCGCGTTCGTCCGAGTCAGACCCTCAAGGTAGATGTCCTGGTCGGGTTCTTCGTCGAACCAGACACCATCGAGGCTCTCGCCCTGCCACTTCGCTCGACCGCGCTCGTAGGACTTGAGCGCAATGGTGGACTCACCACCGCTGACGTGCGCTACACGGATCGTATCAACGAGTTCCGCCACGCCCCTGGAGGGAGTCGTTTCAAGGATCGTGGATTTCGGTATCGAACCCGTACCACGCTGCCCGATCCGACCGAGAAGAATTCGCTGCACGTTATCGCGGGTGGACTCACCCGTAACACCAGCCGCCCACCAGTGAGTGGGTCGATCAAAGCGACGGCCATTCCACCATTCGGGATACTGACCCGTGACGTGCATGGCGACTTCCATGCCCGCTGCAAGCGTCTTGCCCAACTGGTTACCCGCCATGAGCAGTCGCTCACGGTTCGCGAATCCAGCGGAGTGAAAGTCAGCCTGCTTCGGGTACGGAGCATAGGACTGGAGCGCACGCTCACTGAGTCGTCTCTGAGCCTCCGCCTGAAGCTGACCCATCAAGCGGGCCAATAGCGACGAATCGCTGGAGAGCATCGATGGCAGCGCGGAGTTCAGCATCGTCCATGTCCTCCAGCGGACGCTTCACGTCAAGCTCGCGTGGGCACAGCGACGCCACGATCTTCAGGTAGGCCGCAGGCTCGCTCAGTCGCGTGACCTGAATGACAGATGCCCCATGCTGTTCGAAGTCCTCATGGAGCGCCTGGAGGAATGCCTCGGTCAACTTGTTGCGCGAACCCTTGGGACGACCGGCGGGATTGCCGCTTTGGCCGGGCTGCCAAGGAGGCTTGAGGAAGTCCAGCTTGCGAAGCGGTGTACTCACGGTGCAATTTCACCGACGTTCTGATGCACCGCAGCAACGTCCTTCTCGCTCGCCACGATCACGTCCTCACCGTTGAGGCAGACGCGGGTGAAGGCGTAGCCGCTGTCGTGTTCCTGTCCGCCGAGTTCGACCACGTCACCGATCTTCACCTCGGTGGGGCGGAAGTGCTTGGACTGGTGACGCTTGCTGCGGTCTCGGTTGTAGATCCACGGGTACTCTCCGGGGCCGACTGCCATCACCGTGCCCAGGAAGTTGCCCTGTCTGGCGGCGATGATGATCTGGGAGAGTTTCACGGGGAGGGGCCTGACCACGATCCGGTCGCCCATTGGCTTGAGGGATCCCTCCACGAACTCGACCCGCTTCGGGTTGAGGCTGGTACCGGACTTCTCAAGATGCATTGGGTAGTTCCGGGTGGAATGCGCCATTGATGGCGGTCGAGATCTTGTCCACGTCCGCGACCTTCCAGTCCTGCGTCTTCTGGTAGCTCAGGGCAATGTGATCCATGTTCCCGCCGCAGTCAGCATGCTCCCTGTACCAACCGTCTACGTCCTGCGGGCGCGGAGCGCCATAGTAGCCGGTGCCACGCCTCCGACCGATGCACAGGGACTGCTTCTCGGTGGCGTGATAGCGGCACACCAGGAAGATCCGGTTGGTGTCCTCGGGAAAGATGTCGCTCACTTCCTGACCTTCTTG